AGATCCAGAGTTTGAAACTTTCTACACCAAGAACATTCTCTTGAATGAAGGTCTGCGTGCTTGGATGGCACCAGTAGATCAACCACACGAACAGTTTGTATTTCCAGAGGAAGTGTTGCCTAGAGGCAACGCTCTATGATATACTGAGGGTCTTCGGACCCTCTTTTTTTATGGATGAAATTAAATATAAATCTATTTTTTTAACTGAGGAAGAATGTTTATTAATCTCTAATTTTGTTTTGGAAAATGAGAGAGAAATAAAAAGTTTGGGTCCTGATTATTATGATGGAACACCAGATGATTCCCTAACAGGTAGATTTTATTTGTTCAATTATCTAAATGTTCCAGAAATCAATTCAATTCTTAAACCAAAACTTCAAAATCTTTTTGCTGAATTGGACTTAGCACCTGAAATCTATGTCCAGTGTTGGGCAAATACTTTTAGAAAGGGAGATTATATAAATCCTCATTGTCATGCTGGAGAGGGTGAAGAATTTCTCAGTGCAAACATATTTTTGAAAGGACATGCAGAACCAGGAACTACCTATCATACTGATACTGGTTTAGTTGATTTAAAAAATACACTTGGAGAACTAGTTCTTTTTGATTCTTTGACAGTTCATAGTGTTAAAGAATATCAGTATGATGATATCCGAGTCACTCTTGCTATGGATATTCATTATGGTGTTGGTGATATGAGATTCACTTTTGAGAATCATCCTGAAAGATATTATAAATTCTGAGTTGTCATAGAAAGTTCTCTATGATATAATATGCATACTACGAAACATCTTTATGTTTAGATATATTCTTGCTGGTCTTCTGCTTGGAGCAGCACATGGTATGACAGTCCCAGTAGAGGCGGGTGAGGATAAGATTACCAAGGGATACAATAGTATGGATGCTATGGGTTGTATGTTGGTACGTGAGTGTACGAATGATGTGCATGAAGTGCATTCTCTCCTTGACATCTCGTCTCAGTATGATAATACTGAGGAGTTCACACCAGTAGCAGATGAATTTAATCGTATGTTGTTGGCATTGAATCGCATTGGAATCAAGGTATTCCTTGCTGATCAACGTTACTTCCCTGTCATGCATCGTGGTGTCTATCATACCGTGAGTAATAATGTATATCTCAATAAGAGATACATGGACGAACCACATATTCTTATGCAACTGATGCGTCATGAAGGATGGCACGCTGCACAGGATTGTATGGCAGGGACTATTGAGAATAGTTTGATTGCTATTATCAAACCAGAAGATGAAGTTCCTATGATCTGGCGTGTGATGGCAGAACGCACCTATCCCTCCTCTGCAGTCCCGTGGGAAGCAGAAGCACAGTGGGCAGGCAGAACTGAAGGCATGACCCAGGCAGCGTTAGATGCTTGTGCTACTGGTGCTATGTGGGAGGTCTATGAACCCACTCCTATGACCCGAGAGTGGTTGGAAGAAAACAATTACATTAAATGAAATGAAAATTACAGCATACACTACGAGCAATTGTTTCTACTGTGATCAGTTGAAAACTCTTTTGCGTAGAGCAAATCTTGAGTGGGAAAACATTCCTGTTACTGATGAGAAAGAAAGGATGGAGGCGAAACAAAAGTATCCAGACATCAAGGGATATCCACATGTTATAATTGATGGTGTGGAAATTGGTGGTCTTGTAAACACGGCAAAGTTTCTAGTAAAAAAAGGTTTAATAAGTGCAGAAACGAAGTGATGAATTGAACATAAATAAAGGCATAGAGCTCATGTTAAGGAGGGCTAGACCGAAGGACCCAGCACCCAAACCCAAGGGTGGGTTTGGATTCAAGAGATCATTCTCCCTCCTCAAACGTAAGTGTTATTTCAACTTAGAGTTTAGGTGGGAACGTAGGTAAACCACTAAGGAGTTGAACAATGGAAACGGCAACAATCCTATTTTTCTCGGCAACAGCATCTTTTATGTTCTTATGTGTCGGGGTTGTAGCAGGGTGGACAGTCAAAGATTTCGTGCATGACTACTTCTATTCAAGAGAAGAAGCGATGGCAATGCATCCAGAGATGTACGATGACGATGGTATCATTATTAACGAAGAACTATTATCCGTGAGATTTATTGAGGACGACGACGATGAAACTTTTGATGCATGAGGTACTTCAGAAAGTATCAAACGCGAAGACCAAGGCAGAAAAAATTAAACTCCTTCAGGAATACAATACAAAGGCATTGAGATCACTATTGATCATCAACTTCGATGATTCAATTGTATCTTTACTGCCTCCTGGTGAACCTCCTTTTGAAAAGAACAGTGTTCCTGAAGGAACAGAACACACTCGACTAGAACATGAGGCACGACTTCTTCATCACTTCTTTAAGGGTGGTTCTAATGTGAAGCAGACAAAACGAGAGCAGATGTTTATTCAGATGCTTGAGGGTTTGCATGAAGGTGAAGCAGAGGTTCTTTGCTTGGCAAAAGATAAGAAAATTGGGAAACGTTGGAAGATTACTAAACAGTGTGTTGAAACAGCGTTCCCATCTATTCAGTGGGGAGGTCGCTCCTGATGGGGAAAGGTTGTAGAATTATCCATAAGGATTGCGACCCTTCTCTATGTCAAGATCGATCTCTTCCTTACACTGCTTTTATGATAGAATATAAAGAAGGTGGTATTACAAAGTATGATATTGCCTCTGGTCCTAAACAAGTAGACATTTTCGATGACTACTATGATAAGTACAGAGAAGATTTTGTTACTATGACCCACACAGAGGGTAGGGTTAATCCTAAACTCTGGAATGATCCTAATGCTAAAAAGAAATAATTATGAACACACCTGAAATCGTCCCTCTCTTTCCAGAATCTGTTTGTATTTACTATACAAACACCAGAGATATTCTGGAAGAGATGAAGAAAGAAGATTGGGTAAAAATTAAAACCGAAAACCAAGTTGGAAAAGCATCAGAACTTACTAGAGATTTGTACATTTTAGATAAGTATCCTGATATTAAAGAAATGATCATGGATCATTTTAATAAGTATAAAAATGAGTATCTGAGGTATGTGGATACTGAGTTTAAACTTACTACATCCTGGGGAACCAGAGTTACTGAAGGTGCTCAGTCAACTTTTCATGAACATAAGAACTGTATGTTTAGTGGAGTATTTTATGTTACTGGTGGAGATGATAGCGCCTCATTAGTATTTAAAAAGAAAGATGATACTTCTTTCTGGGTAATGCCAGATCAGCAAAATCAATTTAATTCAACCACTTGGTTTTTTGTTCCACCATATCAATCGTTGATCTTTTTCCCTAGTCATTTGTCACACAAGATTGGACTGCAACGTTCTCCTAGGGATAGATATGCTATTGCATTTAATATTATGCCTGTTGGCATCTTAGGCAATGATGACTCCCATGTTAAGTTGGATGTCGAAAAGGTTGAGTTTTAAAAACTGTATCGCATGATACCATTGTCAAAGCATACATACTATGGTATAATTACCATATCGTTCATCTTATGCTCAGCATCTTGCTGGCATTGACCCTTGCCCATCATAATGAAGGATCACCTTATGGGTGGCACATGAGTTGTGAAAGGTTCTTAGAGAGAAGAGTTGAAATCCTTATGGATGACAACTTGGATCGTCGGTCTAAATATAATCTACTAGGTTATCTTAGATCTAAAGTAGAAGGTCAATGTAAAGATATGTTAGTATAAGACGCAAGTAAGTCGCGGAACGGAGCGTTCATCCCATGGTAGAATTATTACTCTATGCCCAAATGGCATGTGCAGATGCTGATGCTTTAATCCTTGGGATTAAAAAGCATGAGGGTCTGAAGCCACAGTGGAAAGTAGAATTGGTCGAGACCGTAAAGGAATCTGTACCAGAATGTAATCACTACTGGGACGCAAACGACTGAAGGAACGGGGCTAAAATCCCATTCTTTTAGGAGACCTACAATGAACACCCTTAACATCATCCGTAAGCAGATCCAAAAAGCTGCTGCACTTCACGACGCACAGATCACTCACGTTGCATATCGTGGCGTAGAGTATGATACACGTTGTGTCGAGATGTCTGAACCACATGGCACTTACTGCTATCGTGGTCGCACCTACACCAAGTGATCGCCATGTTAGCACTACAAGTAGTTGGACTTACGTCCCTAGGTTGTGTGGCATTTATTGCCATGATCTATGGCGAACTATTACTCTTGCATAAGGGGTAATCATGAGAATAAAGCTGGAATATGATCTTCCAGTTTATGATCCAGACAAACACGATCCTGATGAAGTTTTTGGATTTTTGACGTATCGTGGTGTCCACTACGCCAAGTTGATTAATTTAAAATCACGAGGCAATGCAAACTGGAAAGTGAATCACAAAACTTAATACGATTTAGTTAAGAGAGGTCAAGTTACCTCTCTTTTTTTGTAGTAACACATCTATTTTTGTATAATCTATCACTTTTATCCCTACATAGTAGTAGAATTATGTGAGGTGACAAAATGATCCCTAACCCCTCCCTTTGTTATTTTGACCACGATATGGAGGTGACTAAATGCACAATCTATTATCACGCTCTCAGTTAGATGAGTGGCGACACTTTGAAGATACTTTGGATGAATTAAGTATAGAAAACCAAAAACTAAACGACTATTATGAGTGTCTTATTGAATGTGATTTGCTAAACCAATCTGAGTGCAAGAGGATATGCATGAGGATACTGATGTAAAAATGAATGGGAGGGGTTGCGACCCCTCTTTTTTTATGGTATGATAATAGAATCTGTAACCTAAATATGGATAGAGAGAAACTAAAACTCATCGTCAAGAACATGAAATCTCTGGTGAATGCACTAGAGAGTGAGGTTTACTCTGACACTGATGCTTATAAGATTCAGTTGCAGCAAGGTGGACCACAGTTTGGATTCAAATATGATGAAGGAGACGATGATGGATACCCCGATTGATTGGCGATACAGTGACGAGAGAATGGACGTGCGAACGCAAGCACTAAACATTCTTCTGAAGAAATTTGGATCAGAGATTTGCTCTGATGGATCACCACGCTATAGCAACCGAAGCATCTATGAATGCGTTCACGATTGGGTGTCCCAAGGAAACGTAAGAACAGATGGCATCGTTGCCTATTATAAAGCGTACTATGACACGACTAAAAGATCAAATTAGATTAGCAAAGAAAGCACTTAGAGAGGCACGTAAAAAACCTGGGTTGTATACCGATGGTGAATTACAGTACATGGCAATGCAACTAGTTCGTGCTAAAATAGCATTGAAAGAAAAACAATTACGCCGCAAGCAGGAGAAAGGATTTAGCAATGAACTCAGTGAAACTCGTAACAGTGACTCCCGATGCGGAGAAGACAATGGGGTACGTGGCGAGAGTGAGCAATCCGAACAACCAGGAGAATCCTAAGGTCGCTGGTCTGCTAAAGTATTGCATCAAACACAACCACTGGTCTGTCTTTGAGCAGGCACACATGACCCTAGAGATTGAGACTACGAGGGGAATCGCAGCTCAAATTTTGAGGCATCGTAGCTTCACATATCAAGAGTTTTCTCAGCGGTATGCTGACAGTTCTATGCTGGCAGATGAAATTCCTTTGTTTGATCTTCGGCGTCAGGATGAAAAGAATCGCCAGAATTCTATTGATGATATCGATCCTTTCACCAAGCAAGAGTTTGAGATTAAAATCAAACGACACTTT